ACGCTTCTAACTCAAAGTACTGCAACAATTACAAATATTAAATATTCTTGGATCTTAAGATCTAATATATAAAAAGGATTAAAAAATGGAAGAGAAAAAAAGCTGTATTATATGGACAAGACCCTTAGATTCATTATGCATGAAGGTTGTTAAACATTTGAAAACTGCCGGGGTTGAAGTTGATGAGCGTCCGGTTGATAACGCCCTATGGACTTGGAACCAATTTAAAGCCGCAAGCCCAGATTGGAGCAACTTGCCGCTGATCCAGACACCAGATGGCACACAGATTAAAAATATCAAAGAACTCGAAGCATGGATCGGTAAAGACGAATCTGTTTACAATCCACCAGCAAGACCTTGGAATCCTAGATAATGCCGGTCGAGCAGTTTACCTATAATTGGGATGTTACCAAATTAGAGAGCACAGCTCGAGTTGGTAACTATTCCGATGTTGTGACTAGAATTTTTTGGACCCTATGGGGATTTGACGAGCACAATAATAGTGTTCCGTTGTATGGCGAGACTGAGGTCAATGTAGATTCATTGAGCTCTGGAGCATCTGCCGATAGATGGATTGATTATAAAAACTTAACCAAGGAAACTGTTGAGAATATGATCGAAGATATTATTGGAGAGGACGAAATTGCCCGTCTAACAGATAATTTAAAAATCCAATTAGAACAACTCCAACAACACAAAACAACCACCCAAATTCCGCCCTGGGTTTTATAAACTTAGTAGTTGATCTTTTTTGTCGTTAACTGCGGTCATCAATCGACTGATATAGTCAGAATTTCTAAGTGCCTTAAACGCAAGATTTCCAGAACCAAATTCACCATCCTTAGCAAGATTTTTTCTACGGAAAACAGCTAGGGATTTTTTTACGGTCTGCATAACATCTAGATCGTCGGACTTGATTGCATCATCAATAACCTTGCTCCACATAGATGCTAACTGATTAACTCTGTCGTGATCATAATCTTTAATATTTTTGTTAGGTTCTTTAACCCAAGTTTCTTCGAGCAAACTGTAACTAGATGTAACCGCAGGTTCATTGACATCTTCTACATAGCACTCTACTGGTATGCCCTTGATGTTGATATCGTGGGTTTGTTTCCATAATCTACGTTTAGTATCGAACAATTCTTTAACTTCGCCTTCGCACTCAATCTGAGAAAAATCCACGATTAAATGCAAGTCGATATCTGACTGTTTAGTATAGTTGTAGTTGGCTTGTGACCCGGTGATTAAAATGTCGTCAATTCGAGCCGAAACTTCTAAAAAACTATAGAATTCCTTGGCGATTTGAAGCAATTTGACCTGAATTTCGCGTCTAATTTCCCCATGGTCCCAAAGGACTGGGTTTAGTTCGTTGTGTATTTCGATAGGGGGATTAAATTCAAAGATGTACATTATGTTATATTTATAGCGTAAATACCCATATGACCGCTTTTAAATCATTAACAGGACAGATCCTTGTAAGCCAGCCAAAATGCACGAGCCCGCACTTTGCCAAGGGCGTAATTCTAGTGGCTCAACACGGTGTTAACGGCGCATGGGGTGTTATGTTAAACAAAGAAGCAAACACTATCAATATACGAACAGTAATGCAGGCCGCCGGAATAGAGTACGGGGGAAATTCAACTGTATATCTGGGCGGTCCTGTAGAACCAGCAAGAGTTCATGTTGTCCATACCATGGATTGGTCTAGCCCTAGCACTATGCAGATAACTCCTGGAATAGGTATTACAGGTGATATGAGTATCATGGCCGCGATTGCCGGCGGCGAAGGTCCTAATATATGGCGAGCAGGTGTTGGCCTTGCGGCATGGAGTGCTGGACAATTAGACGGGGAACAAAGTGGTATAGCACCATGGACTCCGGATCATCGCTGGTTAACTGCACCGGCATCAGTTGAAGTCTGTTTATCAGGAACCGGCGAAGAACAATGGCAACGGGCAATTAGTCATTGTGTCAATCAACAAATAGCCAGTCTATTTTAATCCTTCTCAGGATTTAACCCAGCAAGTAATTCTCTCACTTTAGAAGTACCAGTTACTCCCTTAATTTTGCCTATTGAAATGCCTTCAGTAGGGTCTGATTTAATTTCACCGGTTTGGCTATCAACATTATTTGCGGTCACTGTTGATGTCTTCTTTAAGGAATCATAGATACTAGGTTTCTTAACATTACTGTTATTATCATCGTCTTCCATTAGGTCATTAATTTTCAATGTATCAACATCAAATTCTAAGTCAACCTTTTGACCTACCCCGGAACTCGAACGTGTCTTCATAAACTGGATTTGATAGCGACCACGTTCCTTCATAGCACGACTTGTAAAAATACCAATCACGTTATCTGCCGTTTGAATCTTAGAAAGTCCACCTGAAATATGACTGTGGTCAAACTCGATTTCTTCAACTGCTGAACGATTTAATTGTGATGCAGTACATACGATTGCCTGTGTTTCCATCGCTAAGTTACGCAACTCTTCTGACACATATTTGTCTTTAACAAACAAATCACTTGGACTAACTTTAACCGACATTGGCATCATCAAATCCAAATAGTCAATTAAAACAATGTCGGGTTTGAAGCCTTTTTTAACTTGATATTCTTTAAGATATGCACGGATGTCATTTGCATTTTTACCTGATGGCATATACTTGATTTGAATATTGCCTGACTTGCGACCAGTCATCTTAACCTTAAGTTCGACGTCTTCAAGATTCTTAAAAATTTCACGTGACGCTACTCCTGTCAGCATACTATCCATACGCATCGACACTAAATTTTCACTCAACTCAAATGTTAGATATAAAACATTTAATCCGTTCAACGCCCAGTTGATTCCTAAGTTTGCTAAGAACAAAGATTTACCGCCACCTGACGCCGCACACCAAATGTTTAATTCACCTCTATTAAATCCGCCATATAATTTCTTGTCAACACTCGGCCAACCTGTGGAAATTTGACCATTTGAATTCTTCAATGCTTCAAGGCGTGCTCTCGGGTCTTCAAAATAATCTGTACCCATATCTTTGTTCAAAGAAATTTGAACAGCATCTTTGATCATCTTTTCAACTGGACCATACTCACCTTTATCTAACAAATCTGCTGATTTCAAAATCGCACGTTCAAGTCCTTTATGGCGTGAAAATCTCTCAAATTCATCCATCAACCAATCATAGTTTTCTTTGGGTAATTCAGCAGGTTTCAAGTCCATCGAACATGCCGCATTAACAATACTTGCCTCTGGCATGACTTTATATTCGTTGACATACTCATTAATAAAAGTTGCAGTCTCTTGTAATTTTCTGTCAAAATTTTCAGGATCAAATATGTTCTGACAGCGTACAAATGTCTCTGCATCGCTCATAAACATTTCGATATATAATTTCTGGACGTCGAAACTATAATTTGGTGCTTGTTTGTCTTTGTTATTGATCATCTTTTTGTTCTAGCTTTTTCTTTAGTAGTTGTATTTTTATCTCGCCCTGCTCTCGGTACTGCAAAATCGTGAAAAGTGTGTAAATCCTGCCAAATTTCTTCACTGCGTCTGCTACGTCTTTTACATCAAGACCCCAGTCTGGCAAGCTCACAGTCCAGCCTGCGTCGAGTGCGGTCTTAATCATTTTTGCTCCTGGCTTGTCATTGTCGGGTACAACAATGACTTCCTTGCCAAGGCTGGAAATTCTGGAAATTTGTGTATCATTTGGCTCATTGTGACCAATTGCTACACCATCTATTGCAATAGCATCAAATTGACCCTCAACAACGATGATAAATTTACGATCATCTGTCTGGGCATCTAGATTAAAAACATAACCTGCTTGACTTGTGGTCAGATACTTTGGTGTGCCTTGCTTAATTTTTCGCCCTGTCCAGCCTACTACCACATTTTTATGAAAAAATGGCAAAATTACACGATCTTTATAACCACTCTCTGGAGTCCAGTGCCAGTCATACCAATCAAGTTCCATTCCTCGGTCAAGTATATAAGCAATTACATTTAAAAAATCCTCATCTTCGCAACCTTCATCAATCCATTGTTGTATGGAAAGGCAATTTTCTGGTAAATTTCGTGGTTCCAAGGAGAAATTTAAGGGGATAGGTGTTTTTGCTAACTCATCCTTGTTCTTCAATGCCTCGAGGCTAAGTTTGTTTATCTCGTCGTCTGGCATGCCGAACCATCTCATGAGATTTTTAGTATTTTTACTTAATAGTTTACCAGGAGTCCACCCGGCTTTGAAACCGCAATTGAAGCAATGATACTGAAATCCGTCATCGCCTGATGTTTTGACGCCCCCACGCTGGCGCTTGTCCTGCCTCTCTCCATTATGGACACAACAGGGGGCGTTGAAACTGATCCAACCACTTGGAGTTTGTTTTTTCTTTGGAGGCAAGAACTGTAAAAATGTCGCTTGAATCAGATTCATGCAACTATTTTAACTTCTTAATTGGACTTTGTCAAGTTTTCCGTTAGGCCAGTATGGTTGGCCAGGAGTTGGGTTACCTGGATAGGCCGCACCGTACCAATTTTGGCCGCTTACATCGCCATCTGGAATATATTTCACTTTGATGTTTGTGAAATTACCGTTAACATTGGTATATCTTACACCGCTAGTTTTGGTAGAGAAGTCAATAGTGGTAAGTAGGGCATATAGCTCATTGTTATTACCAGAGCCGCTTGGGGAATTTTGTAATGTACCATATACATCGACATGTCCTTTAAAGTTGTTGAGGTAGAATGCTAAGGTCTGAAGACCGTTGTTGGTATTGAAAGCCGGATTTGCCTCCATGTTACCTGAATGAAAGGTCCACCATTGGTGTTGTACCTGACCAGTTCGATCTTTGGGGCTGTCTCTAAAAGCCTCGAAGGTTGGATTTTCGATACTCGGAGTCAAATATGGCTCAACATCGTCTCGAATATCGGCAGTACCGTTAACACCATAGTATGTATTGGCATAAGTTGGTGTGTAGCTTCCCTGACTATCAAGACTTACAATAGAGAAGTTAAAACTCTGTGCCGGAACATCAGTCAAATCGCTTTCTGATAATGTCAAGACTGCTAGACCTCTAGTGCTAGTTGTAACTCCGTCGTCAATGACTGTAATGGGTTTAGGATTAAACGGCATAACATGATCTTGGCCGAACATTTTGAAGAAAAATGTGCCTGAACTGATGTCAACTGGTTTTTGGTCGGAGTTTTTAAATTGTAGTTGGACTTGATTTTTCAAGCCCTTTTGAAAAGTTAGGTTACGCTGGTACATGACGTTGTTCACACCTCGAGAGTTGTCCAAATCTAGCTGTACATGGTAGATGTTGGTATATAAATAGACAGGTAATTTCTGCATACCTATATTTATTAACTAAATGATAACACGTAAAGACCAACAATTCCAGGAAAATTTTCCATTTATAACCTGCATCAAATGTAATGAGGATGAGTACGTCGGTATCATCATAAATTATGACATTAACGTCACTAGCATATACGATTTCGGCGTAATTCGCACAGAAACTGAAAAATCTATCTTTTTAGAGATGGGCGAAAACTGGTGGTGGGAGTCAAATCGAAAAATTCCCATTAATATTTTTCTAAAACAAGAAATGGCTATTTTTAGACCTTACATTAAGACATTTAATAGCAAGGATGTTTCAGTATTATTTGGTCCAACCGTAAATTTGAGTGAAATTGCAGAAAAACGCATCAAACGTAAATCTATTCAGCTAGTCCGCAGTCCTAGGAATATCCGAGGCTAATTTGTTCGCAAATTAAATTCATCTGAATAACAATAGCATGAGCATACGCAACAGCATGACTTTTCTTAAAGTAATAAGCGTCTTCTGTTTTAACCCAGATTTCATCCTTGATCGATTGGAAGCCTTTTTCACCGACTATTGGGACGAGATGCTTCTTCCCCGGTCTGAGCAAGGCTAAAAACATTGCCAATTCTTCGATAGTTCTCGGCTTTAGCTGAGCTATTAGATTATGATATCCATTTACATGGAATATTAAATCACAAAACTCTTGTTGTTCTAATAAATCCCACAAGGGTTCAACAGATAGTAACTGGATAATGTGTTCTTCATTTTGAATGCCGTTATATACACTAGCATTTAAAAAGTCTATCTTAAAATAACCTCTGTCCTCTGCCTCTTTATACTCGATACTACTTAATCCAGTTAGGGGATCCTGCGGAATGGTGTGGCAGTACACGCCGGTGTTATGTTTCTTAGAACTATCAATGGCCGCAGGTACATGTTTGATGACATCGAGTACTCGTGTTCTGTCGGCAAAGTCAATATCAATGTCTGGCATCTATATCTCCTGCTTTTGCCAATGCTAACATTAGGCTATACTGTTCATATGCTTTTTTAACTGCCGGATAATTTTCTTTTAAACGGTTTTCTTCTTCTTTTTGACGCATTAGTATTTCAAAAAGATTATAGTGACCTTCTGTTCTTAAATGATTGAATACTTCTGCTTCAAAGTCTGCTATTCTTTCTAATTCGCTTTCTGAAATCTCAATAGTATATAACTTTTCTGTTTCAAATGCAAAATTCATTTTTTCAGATTGTATATTATTATAGTCGTTAGGTACTTCAAAGAATCGTGTGTTCATTTTTGTAATTTTATGAGCACGTTTGCTCGTATCAAGCACATTTATTCTATGATCCTCTAAAAATGTTTTTAGATACTTACTCAATTCCGCTCTCCTTGCATATTTCTTTTACAAGTTCTGCGTCGGCTGGTTTTGATTTGAACTTTTTAATCCAAAAAGGAATATCCAATGCAGGCTGTATCAATTCGAGTTGATCATCATTCATGTTTTGTAACATTTCTTTACCTGTTGAACAATTTAACACGATCCAAGCACTTAATTTTCCATTTCTAATGTCGTGTACCGCACGATTAAGATTAGCGTATCGGAAATAGTGTTGCCATTGGGCTCCACTAGTGTCTCCCCACTCCATCATGGTTGTGATTGTTCTTTGTACCGCCGACTCCACTGGTTCTATCTTTAACATTTCAAAAAGATACTGATCATACAGCTCATCTCTACACCAATGGTCGAGTTTGATTCCGCTTTTAATTACAAAGTCAACAAATTTGTCAGGATACAGCGGACTTACATTAGTTACAAAACTTCCAAACTTAACAAAGGCATTATAGTAAGAACTTTTACAAAAGTCTTCATAACTTTTTTGTTTTCTTTGATTTTGACTAAGTTCGTACCAACGATTCCACGCCATATATCCTGCTTGAACTCTTTTTTCAGTTTTTTGCATAGCACGGCGCTTAGGCTCACACATATGAGCCATGAGAGTTTTTTCTTGCATAAAACTCTTAGTGCAATGTACACATTGAAAAGGTTGTTCAGCTAGTTCCATTGTTGAATTTATAAATTTCCATACAATATTTTTTATCGGTATGCATCACAGGACGCAATCTCATTTCTAATCTTTTTTTGTTTCGAACAACGATAGTATGAAGCAATTTAGGATCGGCAAGTTGTTCAATAGTCCAAGTACCTTTACTCTCTTTTCCTTTTTCTGTTAAAAAGGACCCAAAACTAGGATCAAACGCTGGAACATCCCTAACTCGTTTGAATCCGCATATACTACAATTATAACTTTTATCTTTAACGATTGCAAGAAGATAATAATGTTTTACTGTTTTTGTTTTTGCACTCCATCCCTCGATAAATGTTTTCCAAAGTAGCTCAGAATCCTGTCTTGAAAAGGATGCATCAGTATCACCATCGTATGTTTGATACATACTGGCTTCGCCTGATTTTTTACCTGTTCCTTTGCCTACACTTTTAATATCTAATCCAATGTCTGTACCAATTTTTACATCGACAATAGAATTTCCTGCTCCAGCCCAATCTGCTCCGACTATACTATCTGCTACAGCGTACTCCCAAGTTTCCTTGCCCATACTAAGCGGTCTTCCTAATGCAAGATGCTTTCGCATTGGAGCCAGCATTAGGTCAATTTCAATTTGAAAGTTCTTAATAAAATCTGGGCCGACTAGTTTCTGTATTTCTTTTACAGACATAGGCTTTAATGGATAAGGATACTTACTCATACTCTTTTCGTTGTTTTTTATCGAAGCCTATTTTATCAAACAGTTCTTCTTTATCCTTTTTGTCCATCATACTAGCCATTAATTTTATATCTGTCAATTTCATTGTTGGATATATTTGAATCAGCAACTTTTCAATTTTATTAGCCTTTTCTTTTGAGCCGGCTTTCAAGTATGGATGATAGCAGTTAATACCTGTACCACAACTAGCAAATAATTTCCACAATAATGCCTTGTGATTTTTACTCAACACCCAATGATTTTTATTAACAAACTCATTAGTTCTTTCTAAGTACCACTCTTGTATATCTGTCTCATCAATTTGAACATTTGCAACATACCGCATTAAGATGTAAGGACTAAATTCCTTCTTTTCTAGATCTGAGAGATTATCATAGAAGGTATGCTCCCGTTGATCTACGGCACGTAATTCACGTTTAATATCAAGCGCCATCTTTGTCCTTACTTAGGTGATATATTATTTTAACACGTTCAAGGGCTTCATGTAAAGCGGGATTGGTTTTAGCCATTCGGCGAATTTCTCCCCACAGTTGATCTTCCATTATATGCTCGTGAAGTGAGCGGCCGTCGTTTGTCCTTGGATCAAAGTCGGGTTTAGTAGGATCGTAGTTCCATCCTATTGCTTCTCGTGTACTAGGATCGGCTCCAAATTCTCGAGCATAGGTCACATTATTATGCCTCTCATAAATGTACTTTGCGCCGGGTTTAAGGGAGCCCATTCATCTTTACCTTGTTTGCTTCGATTTCATCTTTGAGATGTAATTTTAACTTTTTAAGAGTTTCAATTTTTAAATCGTTTTCGTGATGCTTGTACAACTCAATAATTTCTGCATCTATTTTATCATGTTTTTCTTGAAGATGTGATATATGATGCTCTAGTTTTTCTTTGGTAATCATTTTATCCTCCTTACCAGCATTTTGAATAATCTACAATCTCACTTTGTCGACTAACTTCTTTAACAAAGTATGCACACACGGGTGCAGTTCCGGAAGCTAACGGTGTTGTTAGCAGTTGACCGGGTTTCATCTTAGGAAAATACCATTTAACTTCTGGGTAGACGTTAATGATATCGATATCGTGAAATTCAGGAC